GCCATACAGCACGTCAACACGAGTAGGAATCGAATCGTTGTTAATGGTGTATTGACGAACTACACGCATTGACAGACCGATTTCCTTGTCGCTTGCACGACCTGCAAAGTGAACACCCTCTGGCAACTCAAGGTCAGCCATAGCCATTGTGAAAGCATTGCGGTGCATTACGATGTTTTGTGGAGAAACAATACCATTTCCACTTGCATTGTATTGTGATGCAAAGAATGTTACGGCAGCTGTAGAGCTAGTAGAAGGAATGCTTACGTTTTGGAACTGACCGCCTGAAATAACAGCAGGGGAAACAGTTACAGAAACGCTTGAACCGGAAGCAACTGAAACAGCAGACTTCACTACGAATGAACGCAGTTTGTTTGTGCCATAGGCTTGACGATTCTGTGGGTTAACTGCATATACACCAGCAATTTGGAATGTATCACCAGCGTTCAAGTTGATTGTGCCTGTGTTAGCAGCAGTCAAAGTGATTGTGGACTGTGAAGCCCAACCGCTAGTCAAGAAACCAGTTGCTGTAGTTGTGTTAACAGAAGCAGTTACAGTAGCTGTAGAGAAGTTACCAAAAGTTTGTGACACGATGTTTTGGTCAAGTTTCCAGTTCATACCGCCTGAATCACGACCCATCAAGCCCTTCTCGTATTGCATACCAATCTTATCGTTAGGAACGAAAAGACCTTTTAAGCTATCAACGATAGTTGCAGAAGTAAATGGCTCAACGATACAGCTACGACGGCCATCACGTGGTGCGCCTTCAGAGTCAAGATACGCTTGTGCTGACAAGTATGTATAAAGACCTGTTGGAGGAGTACCTGCAGTACCAACGATGTTTGCTGTGTTCAAAGCTGCTGTAGTAGTACCATCAAAGTCGATTTTGTTGGCAATAGCTGCTACTGCTGGCTTGAGGATGCGGTCAGAGAACATATCCAAAGACAAAGCTAAGTCTTGGGTTGTGAACTGAGTATCAACGTGGAACTGGGTTGATAAAGTTACAGGAACTGAAGTCTCGTTCAAATCTTCAACGTTAAGCGCAGGGCCAGTTGTACCAATGAAACGACCAGGACGACGTACGTTAACTGTTGCGCCAATCTTTGCGCCAACAACAGCGAACTGGTCATCATAGTTGCGGTCTACTTCGGATGTGAATGTTAATTCGTTTTCGAGAACCATCAACGCTTCGTTGGTGATTTTCGAGATAGTTAATAAGGTATTTGACACGATATTTCTCCAAAAAAATTAGGTTTATCTAACCTTACCAGCCTGTCTTGCAGCTTTCCATTGTGCATACGTTCCATGGAATTCACCATTGGTGTCAACCAAAACGTCTGCACCTGCTTTGCCGCCAGTTAAAGGCTTAATAGGGTCAGGTGCTTTACTACTTGAAACAGTTTTCTTTTCAGCTTTTGGCTTTTCTTCCTTGGCTTCAAATTGCGCTTCTAACTTACCTAACTGCTTTAGAGCTTTAGCCACTGGCATTTCTGTCAGTTCTTTTGCAAAGTCTTCATTTGTAGCTAAGTGGTATAGGAGTTGTGGGCCTACATCACTCTCAATGATGGAATCACGAATAGGGTCGCTTACGACAATATCCGAGGATTTCACCATCCTATCAAAATCAGGCAAGTTCTCTTTCGCCCTCTCAATCTTCTCTGTCCAAGCCTTTGTGAGCTTTTCTTGAGCCTCTTGAGCCTTGCGAGCAGCTTCTTGCTCATCCCTTTGCTTTAAAGCATTTTCAGCACTCCACTCCGCTAATGCTTCGGCATATTCGAAAGCATCATTGAACTGGCTTGCTTGAGGTTTACCTTCAACAACAGGCTTTTGGGCTTGCTGTTCAGGGTTTACCCTAGCTTCATAACTCTGTAGCTTTTCTCTAAGTTCACGAGCTTCGGCTTCAGCTTGCTGTGCCCTTTTCGTTACCTTATCAAATCGCTTGTTAAGTTTATTATCACGCTTCTGTTCCTTAGCATCTTCCTTTGCTTCCGGTTCACTCTGCGCCTCAACCTGTTCCGGCTCTGTAGCTTCTACAGCCTCGGTTGGTTCTTGGTCAGCTAAACCCAATCTTTCTGCATAAAAGGTTGCTGCGTTGCTACTATCTACTACATTCTCTGCTGCTCTTACTTCTGTATCGGCCATCTTTCGAAGCTCCTGATAGTTAATGGGTTATATATACAACTTTTAATAATTGTTGTCTATTTTTCTTTAGATGATTTTTTAGCTTCTTTCATCAAAGATTTCTGTTCTTTCAATTGCTCTTTGGAAAGTCCTTGAAATGGGTTCTTAGTTTCAGGCTCATACTTCTTACCTGCTCTACGAGCCATTTCTTTCATTTTCCATTCGATTACGTTGTCGCTTGTTATTGTTGTCATGATTTTCTCCGATTAGATGCCTCGTTCAACTGCTTCTGCTTCTGCTAGTTTTAAATCTCTTTTGTTCATATTGGCTAATAGTAACGCTAATTGGGCTTTCATTTCTTCAATTTCACGCTGTGTTTCAGTTTTAATCACAGTATCTTGCGCTTGGGTTGCAGTTCTAAGGTGCGTATCTTCTCTGCGAACATCCACATCCATTTGCTTGCGTTCTGTTTCAGCTTTTTGCTTGAACTCTTCCACAGATGCTCGGTACTTCATATCCATAGTCATCTGTGAAATCTGCTGTTCTAACTGCTGAATCATCTGTTTAGACTGAGCCAATTGCATTTGAACCTGTGGCGGTATGTCAGACTTCTCATCGATTTGAGCCAATGGGTTAGAAGCTGCCAAGCGGTCTGCAACCACTTCTGCGCCTGGAAAGTCCATATTGCGGAAGATTAAATCGCCAGCTTGAGCCATTAAATTAGGGTCAGCTTGCAGCAACTGCATCATAGAATCAACAGCTTCTTGGCGCTTGGAAGCATAGCCAGGGCCAGTTTCCATCACAATATCGTATTCACCAACAGTTACATCGTTTAGAACTTTCTCAACACCTTGCTCGTCTTGGGTGCGTTGGTTAATATTCACTAACTCGCCCTTGCTATCCGCACCGATTATTCTAAGCACTCGGTCTTCAGAATAAATATGCGGAATTAAGTCTAGGCAGATTCTTCCACTTTGACGAATAGACCTAGTAAGGTTGTCGTAGTAGTGGAAGTTGGTCATATCGGTCTGTTGCTGCTGACCATTTAAAGCCTTACCGCTAATCATTCCTGTAGGAAGCTGGCTTGGGTCATAAATACCCACCACAGCCATCAAATCGCTATTTAAGCCCTGCAAAGCGGTAACCATACCTGTAGGTGGTGGCTCAGGCTGTATGCGTTCAGGCATAGGCGCTGGTCTGCCCTCGGAGTCGGTTTGTTTGTAGCGTAATACAGGCATCGACTTGATGTTGGCTGTATTCCACTCCATCTCGTGGCCTTCATCCTGACCTTCAGCCAATAAGAACTTAGCTTTAGGTGCAAGGGCAACGGACTCAGTAAGCGCAGTTGACCAAAAGTTATACATACGCTGTGGGTCTTTAGCCATGCGAGTAAGACCAAACTTCTTCTTCTTGCTATCAACAATAAGTTGCTGACCATAGCAAGGCACAACAGGGATATATCTACCAGCCCAATCCTTTTGTTCTAGGATTTGCATTCCGGTGAGTTTGCACCATTTAATCTGCTTTTTGACTGTTTCACGCTTGGAAACCACATAAATGCCTGCGTCTTGCATCATTACTTCGGATGGCTTTTCATCCTCATAACAGGTAGTGCCATCAGACAGAAGCAATAATTTCATGCGCTTGCGTTCAGTATAAAAATACTCGGCTACACGAATGTCCTCTTTAGTAATCCATTCGGACTGACTATCGCCTGTGCCACGTGGAGTAAAGCCACCGCCATCGTCAGCGCCAGGGTACATCTTGCGGAATGCCTCTTTGCTAATAACTTCCGTAATCAAGCATTTCTCGGCATCAGAGCCATCAGGTTCATTGCTATTAGGGTCAAAATAGACCATAAAAGGGTTCTCAATGCGTTTGATATAGATTTCCTGATACATTGAGTCAGGTCTTGGATAGTCATGAACGATGCGCCAAAAGCCCCAACCCATACGCACAGCAAAGTCAAACGCATTATCGTAGGCAGCGTCTGCATCGGATTGGTTTTCAATATGTCGCAGGATGCCTGTAATGACTTCAGCTACTTTCTCGTCAGACTCGGTATTCATACCATGAGCCTTCATGCGAGGTCTTTGCTGTCTTTGTTGATTAGTAATTTGTCGGCAATAGGCATCAATCTTGTTGATGGTCAAATAGGGTCGTGATTCAAGCAATCTAGAGT